CACAAAAAAACTTCCAACAAAGGAAGTCCTCTTGGACTGTTAGATGGGATTATAGGCGGTCTATGCCGGGGAGACCCAGCAAAAACCAAAACCTCAGCACTCGTTAGCAAGGAGTTTGCCTCCCTCTATGGACTCTTAAAGAGTCATGGAGGTATGGCACGCTCCCTGCTGAGTGCGAAGGTTACGCCCAATTATGTTTCTGATCTTGTGCAGATTACCTTTCCCTCCCCTGATGCCTCTCATGCCCTCTATCTGGCTCGCGCCGGATTGGAGGCCCTATATGACGCCATGGGTTCGAAGATCTACACGTGTGACTCTCAGTCACAGCTTTCTGCTTTTCGCCGCATGGTGAGTTGGCCTATAGAGGACTTTGTCGCAAACGCCAAGTATTGGATTTCTTATCCAATGGCGTCTTACTTGCACAATGTCCCCCCAAAGGCCCCACCAAAATCGTTCTGCTCCTCCCTTTTGGGGAGGGGCTCTTCACTCCTGTATAGTGGGGCTATCAAGCGCTTTCTTAAAAGTCGCCTGGTGAGCTACTCTTCTGTGAACTCTAGACTCTTTCTTACCCTTCTTCAGGGTGTCAAGCGTGGGGCACAGGTTGTGCCGGCTTCTTTCATCCATCAAACGATGTTGAAGCACAAATCCACCTTGACTAAGAGTAGACCAGCGTCCTGGTTCTCCTTAGGAGAGCTGGACCCTTATGTCACTAGATTCTATCGTAGACTCCGCCCTGTTGAGCCCGAACTCATGGAGCCGACTCAGTCGGCTTCTTATGAGGCCACCCGAAGTTCCGGTGGCGCCCGTGAGTTCCTCCGCAAGGAATTGCAAGGCTCAACATCTATATTCTCCCCTCCCAGCGATGAACTACTGGAGATGTATGAGGAGAGACCCGGTGTTATCCGGGAGGTCCGTGGTGTTCCTGCCCCTAGATATGGGGAAGTCCTTTCGTCTGTCATCTCGAGGGGCGTGGTTCATCAGGGTTTCTTTAACCTTGACGACTCAACGCTTGCGCTGAATCAGAAGATCTCAGCCGCCCTCTCCTCCTTAGGCCTGACATCCCGAGAGTCCATTAAGCCACCTTTAGAAAATAAGGTGATGGTCTCCGGTGTCCTTGAGCCCCTTAAGGTTCGACTCATAACGAAAGGCGAGTCATGGAAATATTGGTTGTCGCGCTTCTATCAGAAGTACCTTTGGCATGATCTCCAAAGGGTTCCTGCTTTCGTCGCGACCGGTCGTCCCATAGGGACCGACGATTTCTATGACCTATTGGAACGAGAACGATCTCTTGGTTTAGATTTTGAGGACTGGGTCAGTGGGGACTATTCAGCCGCCACCGACAATCTGAAGATCGACTACACGAAGCTTGCCTTCGAGGCTAGTCTGGAGCGTTCCGGGCTCTCCAGTGAGGAGAAGATCCTCCTGAGAGGTGTCCTTTATGAACAAGAACTCCACTATCCCTTGAAGGAGGGTATCCCTCCGGCTTGCCAGGAAACTGGCCAACTTATGGGCTCTACTCTTTCCTTCCCTATTCTCTGTAGCATGAACCTGATCTGCTATTGGTATGCTCTTGAGCATTACCTAGGCAGACGGGTTCCGATCTCTCAGTTACCAGTGTTGGTAAACGGGGATGACATCCTCTTCCGTTGTGATGGCCCTGGTGGTAAATTCTACCGCCTTTGGCTCAATATCATAACCGAGGTTGGCTTCGAGTTGTCTTTAGGTAAGAACTACGTTCATCGCAGGTTCTTCACCATCAACTCCGAGGGCTTCGATTACAACCCGGAAACGGGCCGCATATCGGAGGTTCCCTTCCTGAACGTGGGACTCCTTTTGGGGCAGTCCAAGGTCACGTCTCGAAAGGAGGCCTCGTTGAAGCCGATCTGGGACCTCTACAATGAGGTCCTTGCAGGTGCTCTCAACAAGCCCCATGCCCACCGCCGTTTTATGCACTACCACCACTCTGATATTAAGACTCTGACCGACTCCGGTAAATACTCTTTGTTCCTTGACCCCCTTTTCGGTGGTCTCGGTTTCAAGCTCTACCCGGAAGTCGTTGAGTCTAAATCTATCTCGAAAAAGGGAGAGATTTATTTTACAACCTTTCAGAGGAGGTTTGGTGGATTCCTCAAATCCTGGACCTGTCAGCCGTTCGAAGGTGAGTTCAAGCCCTCCACTCTTTGGAGGGGTCTTGTCAGCTTCGGACAGCCTAAGGTCACCATGCGCCACCGGTTCCATCATGGGCGGTATCATCTTATCGATAAGATGTGTCCCCTCCAGCGGAACCAGGTCCTTGCTTATGATCCCTCTTCTACAATTGCCTCAGCCCTTCTCTCCTGTAGCCTCGTCCCTGACGAGCGCCCGGTTCTGAAGGTTCACCCTCCTGACCGCAAGGTCTTCAGGGCTTTCAGCGAGCGCGAGCGCCTCCATTCCAATCCGGAGGTCCGCCCTCAGCAATTGTATACCTTCCACTCTGTCTGGGTCGAGGATCTCATCGACCCCCTTCTTCCTCTCTAATTCTTGTCCTAGACCTCCTCATGTCTTTAAACTGTATGGAGTTGCTGCTGATCGCAGATCAATCCCGCACATGAGTTTCCTATGATCGGAAACCCCTGGACAACGATCCAGAAGGTCCGCCTGGAGCTCAGGTGACTCGTCCCGTCGTAAGACGGTCTGCAGCCGCTTGAGTCGATGCCCTCTTCAAAGGCATCGTTTCGTTTTTATGACGACCTGTTGAGTCTTCAGGTTAACAGACTCATTGGGTCCCTAGGTGAAATGCCCAAAACGGTACGCCTTGCAATCTTGCACCTCGTTCAATACTTCCGTACTAAACAAAATGTCGAGAGACTACACGGAGCAGCCGGTACATTCCGGTGACCTAGGGATGTATAGTCCCGTAATCCAACGGCACCCAATACATGGATAAAAACACCAAGAATTATAAGAAGCGTTCCACTTCTAAACGGAACATCAACAGAATGGTTGCTCCCCGCCTACCTAGGCAGGTGGGGGTGGCAGCTGGATATACCGGGCCTCTCCGCCCCGGTCCAAACCCGAAGATCAAGTCTGGTCTACATTCTACCCGGATCTCTCACACAGAGGTCTTCGACAATGTGACCAGTAACGGCGTCGACTTCGATTGCAAGGTCTACTCGGTTAACCCCGGGTGTCCTCAATGCTTTCCTTGGCTCGCCGACATCGCCGCTCGCTATGAGACTTATAAGTTTAGGTCGTTGCGGTTTGACTTCATCCCCCAGAACTCTACGAGTATTGGGGGGTCTGTCATGCTCGCCTTCGACTTTAATGCTTCCTCAGTCCCTCCGGACGATGCTTTTGAGGCTCTCTCCTTCCACGACCGCTCTGCGGACGTGATATGGGCTCCGAGCAGCCTCCAACTTGATCTCCTTCAAGGCGATCGACTCCCATCTCGTTATACACGAGTGGGCCTCCCCTCCGGGGACTTTGATCTGAAGAACTATGACCTGGGGAAGCTCTACCTCTGCAAAGAGGGAACCCCCATCTATAATGGTCTAGGTCGGTTAGAGGTTCAATATGATATTGAACTCTTCACCCCTCAGATCCAAGACTCCGTTGGTGGTGAATGGGCATCTGTGTCCGGGCTGGATGCTACGCACCTCTTTGGCACGTACTCTGCCTCGGACGCTCAGTCCCAGCTTCCCTTCTCCTACCTAGACTCTTCGCACCTGGTCTTCGACCAGGCCTTTGCGGGTATCATTACCTGCAAAATAACCGGTACCGGTTTGGGGAGCAACCTCGCGGCTGCTCTCGCTCCCAGCGGTTACGCGACTTGGGTAGCTGGACCCTTGGTCAACGCGGCCACGACTTCGGTCATTGGCTCTCTCGCCGTCAAGGTCTTAAAGGGCACCACCATCGCCTTCTCTGTCACTGCCACCACTGTAACCACAGCGGCCTACTTCTTCTCAAGAGTAGGCTACCGCCAGGTTACAGGGGCATAAGCAAGTTTGTCGAACCCTACAGAAGGCTCCTATATCAGAAACTATTTGAAAGCCGTTGGATGTGGTTCCAGATCACTCTGGTTCCTATCCATAGGCCCTAAT